GAATATTGCAGAGCTAAACTCAGTCACGAGTTATTCGGTGAGCTACTGGGTAAGAGAAAATTCAGCAACAGGAACAGATCAAACCTATCATTGGAACGCTGGAACTGCAACTCCAGGAATTAGTCTAGTTTACTTCAATAGTAGTGCCGTTGCATTTACTACCAAATTAGGAGGTTCAATTAAAACTATAAGTTCTAGTGGTAGACCCTCTTTTGATGTTTGGCACTGCGTTGTAGTTTCTTTTGGAAGCTCAACTCAAAAACTTTACATCGATGGCGTACTAAAAGCATCGACCAATCATGGATCAACAACCACAGATTCAAATGTGGGCGATAGTTTCAGAATAGGTGCTAGAGTTAATACCACAAAAGTGGTCAACGGATACATCGATGAGTTTGCGATTTATTCTGAAGCCTTAACCGATGGTGGAGTAAGTGCAGGTGCGACAGCAACAGGTCAAGTCGGAGACATTTACAACGGACGATCTAGTGGTGGCTCAGGAGGCACAACAGGAACACCTGGCGATTTAACTAGTTTCCAAGGCGTAGGAAATGGTGGATTAGCTCATTGGTGGCGATTTGAGGACAGTCCAAACGATGTAATTGGGTCAAATAACGGAACATTAAACGGAACAACTTATTCATCTGAAACACCTTAACTACAATGATATATGTAATAATAGAAGCCTCTGAAGTTGATAATGTAGATTTCAGCCAGGTAGTTGAAAATAATGCTAACTCAATTCGCTACAAAGCAGACGAGTCACAGGCGATTGTTAAGTTTGAGGGAGATACACCTAGTTTTCTGGAAGGTAAAACTCAATATTCACACTCTGAAATATTAGCTATAGTAAACACTGCTGAGTGGAATCCTGAATAACCTATGCAAGAAACAGCCCAAGGTCTATACCACTCCTTAGAGAACCAAAGGTGGTCTTTCTTGGATCGAGGTCGTACCTCATCTGAGTTGACTATACCTTACATAATGCCGCCTGATGGTCATAGTCACGCTACTAAGTACTACACACCATATCAAGGAGTAGGAGCTAGAGGAGTTAACAACTTAGCTTCTAAATTACTGTTAGCACTGTTACCACCTAACGCTCCATTCTTTCGTCTTGTTATTGACAGGTATGAATTAGATAAAGCAAAGCAGGAGTTAGGACCAGAGGGAGGAGAGCAATTACGATCTGACTTAGAGAAAGCACTAGCAGATGTAGAACGAAGTGTATCTCAAGAAGTAGAAGTAGAAGCATTTCGAGTGGGAGTATTTGAAGCGTTAAAGAATCTATTGGTGACAGGTAATACTTTGTTATACCTACCTGATGATGGTGGGATGAGAGTATTCAGACTTGATAGGTACTGTGTAAAGAGAGACCCAATGGGTAATGTAACACACATAGCTATTAAAGAAACTGTTGCTCCAATGATGTTACCTGAGTCTGTAAGAGAAGAGGTCTATCGTCAAGAGAAAGAGAATAGCTGTGACTTGTACACCTCTGTAGTTAGAGAAGGAAATGAATTTGTAGTACAACAAGATGTAAAAGGAATTGTTATTGAAGAGTCAAAGGGTAGGTATCCTATCGATAAGACTCCATTCCTACCTCTTAGATATACAAGGATAGACGGTGAAGACTATGGTCGTGGATTTGTAGAGGAGTACATTGGTGATCTTAAATCTTTAGAGTCGTTAACAAAAGCGATAGTCGAAGGTAGTGCAGCAGCAGCCAAGGTATTGTTCATGGTTAATCCTAACGGTACAACCAGAGCTAAGACTTTATCTGAATCTCCTAACGGTGCAATTGTACAAGGTAGTGATGGAGATGTATCTGTCTTACAACTTAACAAGTTCAATGACTTCCGTACTGCACAAGGAGTAATGAATGGGATTAGTGATAGACTATCTCAAGCTTTCCTACTTAACAGTGGTGTAGTCAGAGATGCAGAACGAGTAACAGCAGAGGAGATAAGAATGTTATCTCAAGAGTTAGAAGCTGCACTTGGTGGTTTGTATTCTTTATTGTCACAAGAGTTTCAAATGCCTGTCGTTACTAGGTTAATGGCAAGGATGGGTAAAGAAGGAAGACTTCCTAAGCTACCTAAAGACATTGTTAAACCTACTATTGTTACTGGTGTTGAAGCACTAGGACGAGGTAATGATTTACAGAAGCTTGATCTATTCCTTGCAGGTGCTAATCAAATCGTTGGTCCTCAAGCAGTTGCAGAATATGTTAATGTATCTGACTACTTCAAAAGAAGAGCTACAGCGTTAGGTATAGAGACTGAAGGATTGATCAAGACAGAAGAAGAAATTCAACAAGCTATGCAGCAAGCCCAACAGCAAGAGATGATGATGAAGTTAGGTCAACCTGCTGTAGCACCTGCTATCAATGCTGCACAAGAGCAGTACATGAGTAGTCAACAACAACAACCACAAGAAGAGTAGATATGGCTGAATTACACCGAGTAGAGATAAATGAGAGAGCACCACAGGAGATTGACCCAGAGTCAGAGGAAGCTGTTGATGCAGTATCTGAAGAACAAACACAAGAAACGCAAGAGGATAGACCTAGTTGGTTACCTGAGAAGTTTAAGAACGCTGAAGACATGGCTAATGCCTATAGTGAACTTGAAAAGAAAATGGGAGCAGGGGCTAACAGTGAAGAAGAACAAGAAGAAGAACAATCAACAGAGGAACAACAAGATGACACTACAGAGGAAGATACGGATAATAATAATGTTATTGTGGAAGCTTCTAAGGAGTTCTTTGAGAATGACGGTGTTATATCTGAAGAGACCTATAAGAATCTTGCTGCGGTTGGGTTATCGAAGGAGTTAGTAGATAGCTACGCTGCTGGTCAACAAGCACTACAACAAAGTGAAGAAGGTAGTATCAAATCTGTTACTGAGGGTAATTGGGATCAAATGGCAGAGTGGGCAGCTAACAATCTATCACCTGAAGAAGTAAATACTTTTGATGACATCGTACAGAACGGCAGTGTTGAACAAGCTAAACTTGCTACCAAAGGATTATACGCACAATTTAAAGCAGAGAACGGAGTTACTCCTAAGTTGGTACAAGGTGCTGTAAATGGTTCATCTACAATGCCTTTCAAATCTAATCAGGAACTTGCTCGTGCAATGTCTGATCCTCGATACAAGAGTGGTGACAAAAGTTATCACGAAGAGATTGACAGACGCATCGCAGTTAGTCACAATTACCTATAGTTTTATTTGGTAGGTTCATATATATGAAGCCTTGGACTCCATCTTTTTTCTTGCCAGTGTTGGTTCTGGTTCTTTTAGGTGGATGTTCCAAGGCTTCTTTTTATCCGTTAGCAGGTAGTGTAGGTGGAGCAACAGTAGGTGCTTTAGGTGGTCCTGGTCCTGCTGCTGGTGGTGCTGCTCTTGGATGGGGACTAGGAGAGGGAGCTAAGTTGATGGAAGAGAACAAGGGATTAGCTAACAAAGTTAAAGCTATATCCGAAGGAGATGTACAGAAACTTGTACAACAACAATTAGATGAAAAGATGGACGATGGATTCTTTGACTCTATGTTAGATGAAGTATATGGTTTCTTGAAACTATGTCTTGTAGGTGTTATCCTTTGGAATGTAGTACCGTTAATCTATACTCGTTATGTTCACAATAAAGCACAAAACAAATGAATAAACTACTAAAATTATATAACTCACTCACAAAGAAGGAGAAAGCTATTGTCTTGACTGTTCTTTGCTTAGGTGGAATTATACTACTTAATTTACTTTAAATGACAATTAGTCGTACTAATGTCAAGACCCGCTGCGGTGGACAATCTCGATCAAAGGTTCAAACGAAAGTCACAACAAATACATACACAATTATAAACTTAAAATAGGAGATCATATATTATGGCACAAGAAGGTATAACAGACCCCAGTCGTGTAGGTCAGATTAATTCTGTTGGTGGCTCAGATGCTGCTGACAATGCGTTGTTTCTTAAAAAGTTCAGTGGAGAAATTCTACAGACCTTTGAGGAGTCCAATGTTTTCAAACCCTTACACACTATTCGTACAATTGAGAACGGTAAATCCGCTCAGTTCCCAGTAACAGGTATTGCAACAGCTAATTACCACACACCAGGCGAGAACATCGCTGAAGAAGGTGGTTCTAGTAGCACATACCTCAGCGACATTAAGAAAGCTGAACAGACAATAACTATCGATAAGATGCTTGTTGCTTCCACTTTCTTAGCTAACATTGATGATGTAAAGAATCACTACGACATTCGTTCAGTTTACGCTAACGAGTTAGGTAAGGCTCTTGCACTTCGTTTCGATACCGCTATCGCCAAGACATTCATTGCTGCTGCTCGTAGCTCTGCTGTTATCACTGGTGGTAAGACAGGTGGACAACTTGATGTAGCTAACAATGACTTCAGTGCTGGAGACTCCGCTGGATCACCTGCTGCTACTACTGGTGCAGAGTTAATTACTGCTTTGTTCACAGCTGCTCAAAAGCTTGACGAGAACGATATTCCTAGTGACGGACGCTTTGCTGTTCTTCGCCCACAGGAATACTACAAACTTATTACAGGAGGTAGTGGTGCAGTTGCTATCAATACTTCTGCTGCTAATAAAGATGTAGGAGGTTCAGGATCACTTGCTTCTGGTAGTATCGCACAAGTTGCTGGTATCACAATCTATAAGTCAACTCACATTCCATCAACTGACTTGTCAGCTGTTGCTACTGGAGACGGTGCTTCAAGCAATGACTTGTTTGGTGGTAGTGGTGTAGGATATAATGGTGACTTCCGTAATAGCTTAGGTGTCGTAGGACATTCTGCTGCTGTTGGAACGGTTAAGTTACTTGATCTTGCTACTGAGTCTGAATATCAGATTGAGCGTCAAGGTACATTGTTCGTTGCTAAGTATGCTATGGGACACGGAATCCTCCGTCCTGAGTGTGCTATCGAACTTGTTTCCTAACTTAGGATTCTCTCTTCGGTGTTGGGGAGGTTTGGATTCGTTCCACTCCCCTTCACTGATATTTTTATTTATTAAGCTATGGCACTGACAACGAAACTAGAAGCGGTAAACATTATGATCTCTGTAATAGGAGAGTCACCTGTTAATACTTTAAGTGGAACAAGCGTTCCTGTAACCGTTACACAAGCAGTCCATGCGTTAGAAGAAACTAGTAAAGCTATTCAATCAGAAGGATGGCATTACAATACAGAGTATGATTATCCATTAGTACCAGATTCTAGTACTAGTAAGATTACTCTTCCAATTAACACTTTAAAGGTAGACTTAGACCCTGAGATATACACAGACTCTGATCCTGTACAACGAGGCACTAAACTGTACGACAGGAAGAATCACAGAGAGACTTGGACCAAGGACTTGAAAGCTATCATTACTTTTGAGTTGGATTTTGAAGAACTACCTGAACAATTTAGACATTACATAGCTGTTAAATCGGCTAGAATATTTGCTGCTAGGTTCTTAGGCAGTCGTGAAATAGAAGGGTTTGCTTTGAGGGATGAGATAGAAGCAAAAGCTAGGGCTATTGAAAGTGATACTGAGAATGCAGACAGAACTATCTTTGATAACTACAGCGTACTAAGAGTACTTGACAGGTAAAGATGCCACTGCTTCACACCAGTATTCCTAACCTTGCCCAAGGTGTATCACAACAACCTGACAATTTAAGATACCCTGGACAGTGTGATGAGCAGATAAACGCTTGGTCAACTGTAGTAGAGGGACTTGTTAAAAGACCTAACAGTAGGTTCTTATATGACACAGGACTAGGTGCTGATATAAGTACTAATTTATTCAGTCACTATGTGGACAGGGACGATGAGAACCAATACCTGATTACTTATGACTCTACCAATAAACTTAGAGCATTTGATCTTACTGCTGTAAGTATAGGTGCTGCTACTATTTCTATTAGCGTTGAGGACTCTACTGCTAGTTTGTATCTTACAGGTGCCACTAACCCTGTTAAAGACCTCAGAGCGTTAACCATTGCAGACTCTACCTTTCTAGTTAATAAAAATAAGACTGTAGCTAAGGACTCCACTTTTAAATCTAAGGACTTAGAAAAGGAAGCTTTAATCTTTGTTAAACTAGGAGACTACGAAAAGACATACGATGTATTCCTAGATGGTCAGCTAGTTGGAAATACAGGAGGATTACAAAGCAATAAAGTACCTCCTGCTGGGCATACATATGAAAGTGGAAGCGATTCAAGTGGAGAGCACGCAGATACTGAGATTATAGCAGAAGATTTGCAAACTTGTATAAATGCTTTTGTAGGATCAGCAGGTACTGTAGAAAGTATTACTTTTAGTGGTACAGGAGCATCAGGATTTACACCTACAGGAGGTAATTTTAGGAGGAAAGTTAGCTATACATATACTGTTAGTCAAACCGTAGGTGGTGGTGCTATAGCCACAGGTGCTGGAGGAACTCTTGTATTTAACTCTAGTGGACAAGTATCTAGTTCAACTTTAACTTTTAAAGGCACAGGATACGATTCAGACACTACTACATTTCCATTGTCTGTATCTATTAAGAAGATAACTTCTATAAGAGTTGATAAAGGTATAAGAAGTATTAGCGGAAGATATTCTACGACATACGAAACTCAGATTATAACAAGTGCATCTCTAGGCTTTACTTTACCTACCATATCTTCTTCCAGTGTATCAGGATCAACTACTAAGTTCACAACGGAGAGACAAGGGAGTGTCATAAAGATAATATCTGATTCTGACTTTCAAATTAAAGTAGCAGATGGATTATCTGACCAAGCGTTAGGTGTTATATATAAAGAAGTAGACAGCATCACAGACTTACCTAAATCCTGTTTTGATCTGTTTAGAGTTAAGATCATGGGTGATGCAGACTTAGATCAAGATGATTACTATGTTAAATTTAAAACCAAGGATAACGAAGACTTTGGACAAGGTAGTTGGATAGAAGATGCAGGATGGACAAACGAAGGTACAGATAAGTCGGAGTCATTAGGTTTAGAAACATTTTTAGATCAAGACACAATGCCTGTAAGATTAGTACCTACTCCGTCCACAGGTAAGATCACAGGATTTACATTGAAGTTGATTGATTGGACACCTAGAGGAGCAGGAGATGACAACACTAATCCATTTCCATCTTTTACAGGTTCTACAATTAATGATATATTCTTTTTTAAGAACAGGTTAGGAGTGTTGACTGATGATGCTGTAGTGTTCTCTGAAGCAGATGAATACTTTAACTTCTTTAGGACTACCACACAATCTCTGTTAGACTCTGCTCCAATAGATGTAGGTGTATCACACACTAAGATTAGTATTCTTAAACACGCACAAGCTTTCCAAGAGAAGTTAATGTTGTTCTCTCCGAAGACTCAGTTTGTACTTAGAGGTGGAGATTTGTTAACACCTAAGACAGTGACCATA